GGCCAGTGTCTCGGCTGCCGCATTGAGTACTCCCGCCAGTGGGCTAATCGTCTGATGCTTGAACGTGAAGCCCATGATGCTGCCTGGTTCTGTACCTTCACTTATGATGATGATCATGTCCCCCGCTCTTACTATCCAGACCCGGAGACCGGAGAAGCCATCCCTTCCCTTACTCTTCGGAAGAGAGATTTCCAGTTGCTCATGAAGCGTATCCGCCGCCGCTTCCCGGATGACCATATTAGGTTCTTCGCCTGTGGTGAGTATGGTTCCCAGACGTTCCGCCCTCACTATCACGCTATTATCTTCGGTCTGCACTTGGATGATCTGGTGCCCTATAAGACAGTTCGTGAAGGAGGTGAACTTTACACCTACTACAATTCTTCTAAGTTGCAGTCCTGCTGGCTCGATTCTGACGGCAATCCGATAGGATTTGTCGTCGTCGGTGAAGTCACATGGGAATCATGTGCCTACACCGCCCGTTATGTTACTAAGAAGTTGAAAGGAAAGGAAGCTGATTTCTATGAAAAGCACGGTATTTGCCCTGAGTTTAGTCTCATGTCCCGCCGGCCTGGCATTGCGCGTGACTATTACGAGTCACATCCTGGAATTTTTGATACGGATTACATCAACATCTCAACTCCAAAAGGAGGACGCAAGTTCAGACCCCCCCGCTACTTCGAGAAGCTCTTCGAGATTGAAGACCCAGTAAGGTCCAAGGAGCTCAAGGAGATTAAGAAGCGCCTTGCCCTGGATGCTCAGAAGTCCAAGCTCTCGAAAACGTCCCTCGAGCTAGATGAGTTGCTTGCTGTAGAGGAGCAGAACTTTACAGACAAAATAAAACCATTAAGGAGGAATCTGCTATGAAGATGCGAAAGGCTACCGATAAGCGTGTGTTCAAGCGCACTGCCGTCAAGTCCAAGAAGGTCAACATCGCCCCGAAAATCTTCCGTGGAGGTATTCGGCTATGATGTCGGATGAACAAAAGAATCTTTCTCGTTCTCTCCGTTCTATGTTGACTATTCAAGGTTTCAAGTGTTCCGTCAACTATACAGAGGTCGAAGGCAAAGGCCCCGGCTTTCTCGTGGCCCTGATCGACCCCGTAGACCCCAACAGTGTTTTCTTCTGCCGCTTCTATACGGTGGATGAAGTGAAGACCATTACAACCGCTCAGCGGATTTTTTGGAGGTATGTAAAATGACTTATGGTATCTATGCTATCAAGGACGCCAAGACAACGTTCATGCCCGCCAACGTGGACTATAACGACGCCTCGGCTATCCGTAACTTTGAGCACGCAGTTCGTCAGCCGGATTCCCTGCTTCGCTCTCACCCCGCTGATTATTCTCTTTGGCGTGTCGGCCAGTTTGACAATGAGCACGGCGAGATCATTCCTGAGTGGCCCCCTGTGCAGCTTGCCGATGCTTCTAATGTCTTGAAGGAGGATGTCTGATGTTCAGAACGCAGTATGACCCCCACGACCGCATCCACGCCGAACCCGGCCAGCGTGAGCATATTCGTTATGGCGGTCACTATGATGAGAAAGGCCGTGTGGTACTGGAAGAGATTGGCCGCATCAATCTCTATGATGAGATTCAGTCCCATGCTGAGAGTGTAGACCTTCATGTCCTTATGGAGCGTTATGCTCGTGGTGATGTAGACGCTCTTTCCAAGGCTCAGGGCTTCTATGGTGATGTTCTGGACTTCCCTAAGACCTACGCTGAGGCTCTTAATCACATGAATGAGATGGAACAGCAGTTTATGGCTCTGCCCGTTGAAGTTCGTGAGAAGTTTGGTCACAGCTTCGCTGAGTTCCTGGCCTCTTCTAATGAGCCTGACTTCCTGGACAAGCTCGGTATTAAGCGTGAACCCGAACCCACTCCCCAACCTACTCCCGAACCTGTAAAGGAGGTTAAAGAATGAACCGGAATACAGAGTCCCATTTTTCTCTGCTCCCTCGTGTGGATATTTCCCGGAGCCGCTTTGATCGCTCCGCCAGCGTGAAGACTACGTTCAATACAGGTGACATTGTCCCTTTCTTCTTGGAAGAGGTACTCCCCGGCGATACCTTCAATGTGAAAACCTCGAAGGTTGTCCGGATGCAGACCCTCTTAACCCCCCTTATGGATAACCTCTACCTCGATACCTACTATTTCTTCGTCCCTAACCGTCTTGTGTGGCAGCACTGGAAAGAGTTCTGTGGTGAGAACACGGAAAGCGCCTGGATTCCTGAGACGGAGTACGCTATGCCCCAGATCACCAGCCCCGCCTCTACCGGTTGGGAAGTTGGTACGATCGCCGATTACTTCGGTATCCCTACCGGAGTTGCAAACCTCAGTGTTTCCGCTCTTCCCTTCCGTGCCTACGCCCTTATCATGAATGAGTGGTTCAGAGATGAAAATTTACAAGATCCTCTTGTTGTTCCTGTGGACGATGCTACTGTGGCTGGAGTTAACACTGCTACTTTCGTGACTGACGTTGCGAAGGGCGGCAAACCCTATAAGGCCGCTGAGTATCATGATTACTTTACCAGTGCTCTTCCTGCTCCGCAGAAAGGCCCGGACGTGACTATTCCGGTTTCTTCTGGTGCTAATCTTCCGGTTTTTGCGTTGACTGATTATATCACTAAGCCGGAAGGTATGGTGAATAATTCCGCTTTGCATTGGTGTTCTGCTGATTTGAATAGTATTACTTCTTCTGCTCCTACTGGTTATTTAGGAGTTAAGGCTGGTGCGACTGGTGTTGAATCTGATTCTCAGTCCGCTATTTCTGGTTCTTATGTCCCGGCTAATCTTTGGGCCGTGAATGATGGTTCTGTCTCTTCTGCTACGATCAATCAGCTTCGCATGGCTTTTCAGATTCAGAAGTTCTACGAGCGTCAGGCCCGTGGCGGTTCTCGCTATACAGAGGTGATTCGCTCCTTCTTCGGCGTGACTTCCCCGGATGCTCGTTTGCAGCGCCCTGAGTATCTTGGTGGTAACCGTGTCCCGATCAATATCAATCAGGTGATTCAGCAGTCTGGCACTGGCTCCGAGAGCGGCTCCACTCCGCAAGGTACGGTTGTCGGTATGTCTCAGACTACGGACACTAATTCCGACTTTACCAAGTCCTTCACGGAGCATGGTTTTATCATCGGTGTTATGGTTGCTCGCTATGACCACACCTATCAGCAGGGCCTAGATCGTCTCTGGTCCCGGAAGGACAAGTTCGATTTCTATTGGCCCGTCTTCGCGAACATCGGTGAGCAGGCTATCAAGAACAAGGAGATTTACGCCCAGGGTACAGCTCAGGATGATGAAGTCTTTGGTTACCAGGAAGCATGGGCAGAGTATCGCTATAAGCCCTCCCGTGTGACTGGTGAGATGCGTTCCGCTTATCAGTACAGTTTGGATAATTGGCATCTGGCCGACGATTATAGTAAGCTTCCTTCTTTGTCTGCCGAATGGATTCAGGAAGATTCCAGCACAGTCAATCGTGTACTCGCTGCGTCTGATAATCTCGCGGCGCAATTTTTCGCCGACATCTATGTGAAGAACCTTTGCACCCGTCCTATGCCGATGTACTCTATCCCCGGCCTTATCGACCATCATTGATTTTGCTATGGAGCAGTTGAGTTTATTTGATGCGCTGCCAGTTTATCACTGGCAGCGTGTCATCTCATATAATCCTTTATCTGTTGATTTTTGTTGCCCTGTTTGTGGTTATACATTTCATAATGGAGAAATGACTTCTCGTTATTCTTTTTGCCCTGGATGTCATGTGTCTATGGTAAAAGAATCTTGTAATTTGGTTTAAGAGGTGTTATAATGACAACAAATGCTGTAATTAATTCTGCTGCCGACCAGGTCGCCAGCATGAGAGGTATTGCCCAGGCAAATAACGCATGGTCCGCACAGCAGGCCCAAATTCAGAGAGAATGGCAAGTCAAGCAAAACGCAAAGGCTATGCAGTACAACGCTGAGGAAGCCGCAAAAAATCGTTCCTGGCAAGAGTTCATGTCCAATACCGCCCACCAGCGCGAAGTCCGTGATCTGATGGCTGCTGGCCTCAATCCTGTGCTCTCTGCTATGAATGGTAACGGAGCCGCCGTAGGAAGCGGCGCAACGGCCTCTGGCGTGACTTCTAGCGGTGCCAAAGGCGATACGGATACCTCCACCTCCGGAGCCATTGCAAACCTCTTAGGGAGCCTTGTAAGCGCGTCCCAGGCCCTTGAGAGTGCCAATATTAATGCCCGTACTCAGGAAGCTGTTGCGAACAAGTACACCGCCATGTCCCAGATCGTCGCAGAGATCAATAAATCTGCTGCCCTTGGTTCTGCTGGTATCCATGCCGGAGCTACCCGCTATGCTGCCGACCAGGGTGCCGCTGCTACTCGTTATTCCGCAGATCAGCACCGTGCGGCCGCTAAGTATTCCGCCGAGGCCGCCAAGCTGGCCTCTATTTTTGGCTCCATTCAGTCTAGTTCCGCTTCTCGTTATGCCTCTGACCAGTCTAGGGCTGCTCAGAAGTATGCTTCTGATACTTCTAAGCGCAATACTGATAAGCAGGTTACACAGAAGTATTGGGATATGGGTCTTGATACAGCTGTTGATGTTGGAAAGATTATTGCTGATGTTTTTGGAGGTAGATATAAATGACGTATGGTGATTTGTATAACTGGTTCGTTGTGCTGTTTTTTGCTGTCCCCTATGTTATTGCTGTTGTGTTTGCCCTTCGTGCTCTTTGGCATTTGGGTACTTGGTTGAAGAAGAAAAGCCGTGAATAAGGAACAG